AAGTTACTAGTATCTGTTAGATAAGTACCATTTAGTACTCCTCCAACACTAGGAGCAGTGGTATCAATTACTTGAGCAGCATTTCCTGACCATTGAACTGTAGCAATACCTTCAATGTCAAAATCAATTGTTGCTGAATTTACAACTGCTTTAGGTAGCTTGTAATACTGTGTATTACCACCATCTTCGAAAGCGAACCAAATTACCCACTTATCTGAGAAAGATGATACGTTCGATTGTGAAAATCCAAAAGTATTGCTTGTTCCATTAAGCGCATTTACAGCGTCAGGACTAACTGAACCGTCACCATGAAATACACCTGTACCAGGTACAAAACTGTCAGCACCCATAAGCATAGCCCAAAGTGGCTCTTCTGGACAGCGAATATTAGTATCAAGTACTGGTCTTGCATAAGTTGAGAAACTCCACTCTACTGGAGCAAGACTGTCATTGAACATCAAACTTGCACGTCTTGAAGTAGCTCCAGCTTCACTAACTGTTACTTCGCTTGCATTGGATGATTGTGAGAACGAGAAGCCTGTTAGAACGCCTAATTGCCAAATAGCTACTTGTGTAGGTGCAGGTGATTGTCCAACATCTGCAGCATCTAATAGTTCTACATAAACTTTCGCATTTCTAGTAAATTGTAATGCCATTATAGTCTCCTAAGTGGATTTTCTCCACCTTTCTTAACCTAATCGGTTAGTATCGAACCTCGCAAATTATTTCACCAACACCAAGAGGCTCTAGGGCTCCTTCGTCTGAATCTATGCTTACGATAGTAATCTGATGCACAGATTGAGCATTTCCATCTTGATCTACATAAGGTAGAGAAGAATTTTGCTCTATTACCGTCTCAATATCTTCAAATAATTTTTCGAGTGCAAAGACCGCGTTCTCTTCTTGAACATAAACTCTTATGGTCAGTGTTAGATATCGGTCTTTATATCCCCCACCTTGATATTGGCGAGTTTCTGTTCCTGCACTAACATGCACGGCGGGGAAATCTTGTACTTCATCCCAAAACAATAATCTTGGAAGTACATTGTTGAATAAATTAGTTCTATACGGTGAAGAGCCATTAATCAACTTTAGTTTATCTTCAAGTGCGCTGACAATTGCCATACGTCTTGATGTATAATCTCTTTCAGCCACTATAAGCTCCTAGTATAAAACCTTCCTGCTAATAAATCATTTGCAATTTCACGAACAGACTTATCTATTACACGTCTTGGATCTCTGTCAATATTACCTTTAGAATATCCAGGTTCAAATGTTTGATAGGGAAACTTTTGATAAGTATGCCCAATACTTGGAAATCCTTTATCTGTAACTATTATATTCTCTACTTGAGCAGATGCAGCAAATCTACCTGTTCTATTTATCAATCCAGGAGCTACCATATTCTTTCTAACAGTAGCAGGTAATTTAGCATTTATTAAAGCCTTTAAATGTAAAACATCTAGCTCTGGGGTTTTTTTCGAAGTTTCTTTTTGTTGTAATTTTTTACGTCGTTTAGTTTTTTCATTAAGTGTTAAAGTACTATCTTCAATTTTTTTCTTAACCCTTGCCTTACCAGTACTTTTACTTCCAGGTTTTGGTAATTTAGACTTAGTTTTTCTTACTCTTGAACTTTTAATAGAAGATTCAAAAGTATGTGTAAAAAATCCTTTTAACTTTTTATTTATAGATGGAGAATTCTCCTGTTCTATAAAATTTTGCAGTTTTTGTGATGAAATAAACTTTCTAAATTGTGTAATAAATGCTTGTTCAAACTTTTTATCTAATTGATTGTCTCCTGAAGATTGAAAAGTAATAATTGAGAAATATTCTCCTTTAAGAGTTCCATCAGGAGATACTACGTTTACATATGTAGACTTTAGCTCTTTTAAAATAGCTATAGAATCTTTTTTATACTCTTCAGTCATATCAGCTTCTGTTATGAAGCTTTCAAACAAATCTGCTAAGTCTTGGGGGGATACGCCTTCAATAATAGAAGTTCTAGCAAAAGCACTTGCTATCTGTACTTGAGAAACAGCTAAACCACCCTCTCCATGTCCTTTATGAAACTTAAAAGATGCTTCTTTCTTTGCAGCAACACTTAAATTTAATTCGTTTAAAATAGCTTTTTTTACGCTATTAATAGAAGATTTAAAATTTGATACTAAAAAAGCAGTTTCATCAGTTACAACATCTGCACTAATTCCTGCTAGTTTTAATCCAGCGTGTTTAAATTTAATATCCCCCCACTTTTCTCTTAGTCGATTGTATCTTAATTTACCTTTTCTAGTACTAGTATAAGATTTTTGTAAAACTAAAGCTTTCTGTCTTCCTGCGTTATAAGCAATTTCTAAACGACTTTTATCATACTTTATGTCGGTTAAAGCATTTTCAATATCTGCCACACTTGGCAATAATAAAAGTTGTCCTTTCTGTCTTTCTACTTTCTTTCTTACTTCTGCATTTAACTTATTAACAAGTGGATTTGCAAAAGATCTTTTAAAATTAAATTCAGACATTACGGTATAAATCTAACACTCTACGAATATGATCGGGAAATCCTGGATCATTTCTTATAGCTGAAGCAGGGGCGCCTTCACGAGTAGTAGATCCAATCGTTTGATTTTGTCTATACTCGTTTTTATCATAATATGTAACCATATCAGCCACTGCTAGCTTTAGATCTTCTGGAATATTCTCATATCCAGCAGTATAAATAATCTTTACTGCACCTACGCCGCGAGGCCAATTTTTATAAGAACCTGATTCTGTAGTTCTAAATATAGCATCAGTGATAGAGTCAAAATACCAATCATAAGCATCATTTGTCCCATCATTATATAACTCAGTATACGCTTCAGATTGTGAAAATCTTTCATAAACTCCTTCTACAGCAATTACAGGACTTTCATGTAATTGAACTACATGAGTATCCCATTGAATATCAAAAAGCTCAGTTATACCTGGAGAAGTCGCATACGTATCAAACTCTTGATTGCAATACGTTCTAACCAGTTGACTTGTGCTTGTCAATAAAGCTTCAAGTTTCTCATCGTTTGTAGTTGAACTAATACCTTTGAGAATCTTATAATCATCAATAGAAAGTAGATTTGCCATAATACCTTCAAGGGAGGAGGGAGCCCGAAGGCTCCCTCACCTTACCTATTAGTAGGTTAGAGCAACAACTTGACCATTTCCTCCTGAGGAGAAAAGGTTGTTGAATCCACGACGTTGCGTTGAAACCAACGTACGACGCTGATTTTCAGCTGAGTACTCTTGCTCAACCGTGATACCACGTAGTACAGGTACTACGAAGTTACGTGGGTTGACTGCTACTGCAAATGGTACGCCATCTGCTGCTGCTGGAAACTCATCGCATACGATTACGGGTGATCCGTATACCGAACCGATGTCACCAGTTACACGTGTACCAACTGATCCAAGCTCATTAGCAACCTGGAAGTCAACATCATCAAGTAGTGCATAGTAGCAATCTAATGATACAATATACTTCACATCATTAGGACGCTTACCATACTTACCCATGGCCTGGCGCAAGTCTAAAAGTTTTGCTGCAAGGCTGCCTGAGTTGCTGAAAGTTAGATCATACGGAGATGAACTATCCCAGTCAAGTACATACGGAGTTGGAGAAGTTCCATTAGCTAGAACTGCCAACTGACATAGACCATTTGGGGCACCTGTTAGCTGTGCATTCGCGTGTCCACCCATTAGAATGGAATTTTCAATTGCACGAGCATGTGAACGTGCCATTGCTGCACGAATAATTCCTAGAACAGGAATAATTGCATCTTCCTCTACTTCGTTGTCAATATATGACTTCGAAACTAGCTTCTTAGTAGTTAGCAATACAGTATTCATGTCCATACCACTAAATGGTGAACCTGCTGCATCGCCACGCTCTTCTAAGTTACCATGCGGAAAAGCACCAGTTCCTGTACCAGCTGTTGTTACATACTCAGCGTATCCAGCATCTGGTAGAGTTGGAATTACCATAGTTGCAGCATTCATCTGAATCTTACGGAACATTGGGTCTAGAACGAGTTCTAGCTCAATATCCTTCTCGATCTGCGTTGAAACAAACGTTTCGTAGGCTTCTACGCTCTCTGATGGTACTGCTACACCAGTATTCTGGTTAACTGCCTTCCATACTTCCTGACCAAACTTCGTATCTAGGCCCTTCTTTGTAATAATACCTAGGAAGTGTGCATCAAGAATTTCCTCACGGAAGTCCTCTAGCTTCTTCGTGCCCGTGCGGTCAGCAAACACACGCTTTGACTCGCGCATCTTCTGAATTTCTTCAGACTTTTCTGCGATTTCATTTCTTAGCTCTTCGAGAACCTTAGCATGATCAGCATCACGTGCCATCATCTTCTCTTCGAACTCCTTCATCAGCTTTTCGGCTCCAGTCTGAACTGCAGTAATAACTGCCTCTTCATCGGCCTTCTTTTCAGCTGCCTTCTTTGCAGCTTCATCTGCTGCCTTCTTTTCAGCGGCCTTTCTTTCTGCCTCTGCCATTGCCATAGCTGCTGTAGCTTTTTGTACAGCCTCTTGTACAATCTTATCAATATCGTCCATTTTAGTCTCCTGTGCTTTAGCCTCGTCAGCATTAAGCTCTGGCTCGTCAGATGAGGAGCCTTCTTGTTGAAATGTCTTTTTAAAATCTTCGTATTCTTTTACAGAATCAAAAGACTTCGCAACAGAAAAAGTAGCAGCTTGGTTCGCAGGAACCGTAACTACCGACACTTCAAGTAGTTCTGCATCCTTAATCTTATACCCATCGGTTTCTTCGTCATATTCCGCGTCCCTGACCATGAAACCGACAGAAAAGGCTCCAAGAACGCCTTCCTTAATTAACTCTCCAATCTGACCAGCAGATTTAGCAATCTTAGCTTTTAACTGCAGACCCTTATCATTCGTACCAAGCGAAACTGCTCGGCCAATCGGCTTGTTGTAGTCATGATTGAAAAGAATTACAGGATTATTAAGATAATTGTCAAGTCCGCCTTTACTCCATGCAGACACTTCAACAGTATCACCTACACGGTCCTTATCAGCAGTACTTGCCATCCCTTGGATATGTAGGTCGTCACCTTCCTCATATGCCTTAAATGTAGAACCAATATGAAAAATTTTATTCATTTTCCTTCCTACTAGCCACTCTTAATCGTTCTAGAGGAGTGGGCTCGGAAACCTCTTCTACGGGCTTCTCACGCACAATATTTACTTTTTTATCATAAATTTCATGCCATCTATCTGCATAAATTTTTCTCATACGAGAAAAAAGTATACGTACATTACTGCCAGCAGCAACTTTTCTTATATTCGCCATTTCTCTAGGATATAATCTTTGTGCTTGAAGATATCCCAATTCACGACCTTCTCTTACAAAACAATCAAATAGTAAATCCATTGCCTGCTTTTTTCTAGACATTAGTATCATCCTCAGTGGGTCTTCCACCTTCTGTTGGGTTTATTGCTGAACCTGCAATATTAGCAGGCTCACGAATATCATCATAACCTTCCATTTCTGTATAGTTAAGATCCATTCTTGCTTCGTTAACTGTAATAATTCCTGAATTAACTAAAGTTGTATAATATGCTGCTGCATCACGTAATTCAGGCTGTAGTGCGGGGATATTGCTTAAATCATCAGAAATCTCATATCCAAAGTATCTTTCCAATGCAGAATTAATTTTTTCCGAAATAGGAAGTATTGTTTCTAGGTAGTAAAGACGATGATTTGGACGAATATTTGCATTATTACCTGAATCCATTAGAATTGGCGGAATACCTAAAACCTTCAGAATTTCAGTTTCGGCTGTCATTATTGAGTTTTCAAAATCTAACTCTTTAAAGTTAATATTTGAAATACTGTCTAACTCCATTCCGCCATCTAATATCATTGGGCGACGACCGCCTGCATCCGGACGATAACGCGTGATCCATGATTGAATCATACGTTCTTTATTCTTCTCGCTGATAATGGATGGCGACTTAATAACTAAGCCTGCGACTGCTCCATTTTGGAAGAAGTTGTCCTGGAAACTGCGCATTTTAGCGAGCTGCGCCATGGTGCGGCGGCATGCTCTTAAACGACTTGTTCCTCTATAAATGCTGTTGAAACTGTTCTCTTTAATATGAATAATTTCACTTACTTTATACTTTACATTACTTTGAAATTCATATCCAGCAACATATGTCTTTTCATCTGGTGTAATTGTAACATGATTAGCTGGAAGATGATACAGCGCAGTCCCATCAAAGTAAATAAAGATATTTCCATCCAGAATAAAGTCTATAATGAGGTTTCTTTTAAAACTAGAAATATCCTGGAAAGGATTTGGCTCTTTATTTAGCATCAATTCAACTCTAGAGCGACGAACTCCTTTTTGAATAGGAGTAAGGCCTTCAATCTTAGGCCCTACTCGTGATGGAATCTCCGCTGTATCGTCAACAATCATATTGACGCCTCTATTAACTACTTCTAAATACTCATAGTATCCAGTATAGGTAACAGGAAACTCGCGGGAAGCGATAGGAGCTGATCCCTCAATATAGACAATCTCTTCTTGAGCGGGATTTAGCTTTTCTTGTATGCCAAATAATTTATGATACCAAGCCAAGATGTTTCTCTCTTTGAATTTCTATCCATTTTTTCTGCTTTTCCGCTGTGTGAAGAGCAGGATTCTTTCCATATATGGAATGTAACTTTAAATGATGCTCGTGACAAAGAGTTACAGCTTCTTCATAGAGTTCTGCCCAATGATCTTCTATGAATTCGTCTCTCCAAACAACAATATACTCTTCTGTATAGTGTTCAGGACGAATTTTTACTTTCTCTTTTAGCCATTTATCTAACAGCATGGTTAAGGTATGAAAATGATGAAAATCGAGAGCCTTATTAGTTCCGCAAATTCTACATTCTGTGCCTTTCTCATACTTCGATTTAGCTTTGTCTCTTATGTATTTTATCTTGTCACGTTTCAGCATATATATTTTTCACATTATATCTACGGGTGAGGTAAATGTCAAGAATTATTTTTTGCCCGGTCTTTAAAACGTCGGATGTGACTGTTCAAAGCTATAAAGTGCATAACGAAGTGCATCTGCCATATGGCATGAGCTATCATGAACGGGCTTTTCTCGTATAAGGTTTGGATTTGGATCCCAACGATATTGGTCCAAAGCTCGTAAAACCTCTGTACATCTCTGATCTACTATTAACTTGTCATTATCTACTAACGATGCTACATATCCTATACCATCTAATACTGACTTTTTAGCATTTGTAGTAGTAATGTCATAGTTTTGTGCTAGATCAAAACGTGTTTGTGCAGCTGCAGCGTCAATAAAGCAATAATCTACGTCTCTTCGTTCAATTATTTCCGAAAGATAGGAGGCGTGTTCTTCTGTTGTACGCTCAGCCGCATAGTACTCTTCTAGGGCATAATATTTTTCGCCATCGTAAGCTATTACCACGAAAGCAGTTGGGTCCTTGAAACCAACGTCAAGCCCAGCAATAATATCATAATCCCGGGTATCCAAGGCAGACAAATCTTGCACACACTTTTCATAGTTGAAATTCCAGATTTGGCCTTGGAAGATATTAAAATCAGCCTCATATTCTTGTGCAAACTCCGCTTGACTCATTGTTCTTTTTGCTTCTTCAATATCGGCTAGAGAAGCGCGAGGATTATCTTTCCAAGTGGCTTTAATTGAAACCCATTCTGGAAATTCATCATTAAAACCGCGATTATAGAACTTGCTAAACCAATTATTTCTGCCACGAGGTGTAGAAATAAATAATGCTTTACTATTATCTCGATCTAGCGTAGGACGAATCGCTATATTAAATGCTGCTTCTCCATCCGCTAAAGCTGCTTCATCAAATAGAACGAAGTCATAAGACCTACCAACTACAGAATCAATCTGATTTGTTGATCCAATTCGTATAGTTGATCCGTTTGAAAGTTCAATAACGCGATCTTTCGCATTATCCTTATGTACTTCTAGATCAAATTTACCAATTAAACTGCGTTGTAAATCAAAACTAATCTGTGAAAGATTATAGTTAGGAGCTACAACTAATATATTACATCCTGGAACCAGTGTTACACACTGTCCAATCACATTTCCTATAAATGTTTTACCAAGACGTCTCGCTAAAGCTGCCACCACGAATCGATACTTCGGGCTGTTCAGAGCGTTTATCGTCGCTAT